CCTCCTTGCACTATCTTCTCCCCGCGAAAGGCGGCCCAATTAGGCCTCTCGCGTGCCAACATCTCCATAATCGCTGATCTTATTCCGATCTCCACGGCTTCACCAAATGTGAAGTCGATTCCAACGTCTGGATACATTCGCTTGTTTGAATGTAGCTCAACTTTGATGTCAGATTTTATGACACCTCCAATCTGATAGCCACTCAGAGTGATCGTTGTTTTTTTATGGCCAATGCCTTCATCACGAGTGCTTGCAACGTAAACACCAATCAAGTAACCCATATCAATAATAATTTGGGAAAACCAATCCATGCTGGTAAAATGTGCCAACATTGGTATTACAGGCTGTTCTAATTCCTCGTAGAATTGGGCCAACTTCTCTGCCGTCGCTACCCCTTCGAACGCCGCTAGAAATGCGAACTTTCCTTCTTCCGAATCCAAACGTTCTTCTTCTTTATAGATCAGGTTCGGAATATGGCCATATTCCCACCCCAAGGCTGATCGTTTTGCCAAGGTCTCACTTGCTTTCTGGTTATCTTCAGCTATTTTAACCAGTTTCAAGAAAAGTTGTTTTGCTGCATCTTCATAAGCATCCGCCTTACGTTCTGATGATGCTGCCGCCATTTGCTCGTTGTAAACTCCACAGTCAACCAAAAACAGCATTTCTGCCGAAAAAATAGGAATATGTGGAGAACCACTTCGCGTAAATTTCACCTCGCAATGCGCCGTCAGCACTTTTTGTTCTAACTCTGACATTGCCATGCGATAGTTCCGGGATTGTTCATGTGAACGCTCATCAAGATCTAAAATGACTTGCGAAATTGTATTGAACGTTGGTGGAACCCGGCGCTTTATTTTATACTCTGTGTCCCCTTGAACATCGAGTCGCACCCCTTCTTGGTGCTTTTGTTGAACTTGCATATTTTGATCCGGTTGGTAAGTTCTTAGCTCAACCGATCTCAATCCCTCCTGATCTTTTGGAGAGAATATATCTTGTCCTGCGCGGAAAAAATGACGAACGGCACTCCAAACCATATCGACAACTGATTTATGAAGTTTGTCAATATCCATGGTATAACCCGTATAATGCTCAATTGCATTTATATAGAATAAACCACGCATATTGCGAAAATTCGTAAACCACCAA